CATGCCCATCACTAACAAACCCAAGGCGTCTTGCTTGCTCGACGGCTCGGGATGTACGCGGGGCTTCAGATAAAAATTGGAGAAAAGACTTCATTATTATATCTTACCGTAATTGTATTTAGTCAAGTGACTCTGCAACTAATTCACCAAACAATAGTTTCTTCTCTATAAGATTTCTGATGTATGTTATTGGACCCTTAGATTCTTCTGGTTGCCTTCTAAGTCTAATTGATATTATCTCTTTAATTTTACCACTCTTAGGAGATTTTCCAACAATATTAATCTGTCTATAACCATTCTTCTGATCTCTTATTACAATATCAAAATCTTCTACCTGCATCAAGATAGATTCCATATCATCAAAACTATAAAGTTTAGTATGTCTGCCCAAATTCAACATCTCAACATGTTCTTCATGTCTTGTTGCAAAATAATCAAGTGCTTTTGCTATTTGTTTAATTAGTTTTTTTCTACTTTCATCTCCTTTTATATCTTGCTTAGCCTTCTTATATACTACATCATATACCATATTCAGAGCACCTTTTAAATCATGTTTTACCTGAGATAATTCATTCCATTTAGGTTCCAAAGCGTTTACAGTACTTGTATATCCAAATACTTGCTTCCATAATTCTTGTTGAACATCAAATGTCATTCCAGAAACCTGTCCAAATTGTCCTATATCATCTACTTTCATAGAAAGATTAATATTAACAGGTTGAAGATCTCCTTTATAATCAGTTATTTTAACTCTCGTATCAACCTTAGTTCCTTTTTGATCACTTAATCCATCTGATATTACCTCGATTTTATCGTATCTTCCATTCTCATAAACGATCTTTGCCCACTTAGAAACCTTACCAGTATTAACATAATTACAGGCAGATTGCAAATATACCTTAATAGCCTTACTATATGGAGCTTTAGCATGCTCCCTCATTAATTTACCATATTCAGATCTTGGTTTCACAGATGCTGTTATAGCAGATAAGTTAAGAGAAATATAACAATGAACATCATCCATTACCTTTACACCTTTATTCTTTGACTTAAAAGTATCTTCTACAAATTTTCCAGTCTTACCTGGATAATTTTTAATACCTCTACTACCCAATCTTTTCAAGATAGTTTCTACATTATTAGGTGTAACCCTACCTGTCTTAAAAACAAACCTTGCACAGATAGCAGCAGCAATCACAGCCTCACCAATATCACCCTTACTTGGTTTTCTTGGTTTATCTATATCACCCATAGATAATCCACCTTTTGGAGTCTTACCACCTGTTACTTTCAACTTAAGGTTACAAGCTTCTGTGCTTGCGTCTTTTTTCTTCTGCACAACTAATTTCATAAACTCAGCCATTATAGCTCTATTAGCTGTTGATTCAACTACTTTAAAAGATCCCTTTTTTGTATCAATTGTCTCACCTCGACCCATTGAAGCTTCAATTGATTCAATCGTAGCCTCCATGTACTTAACCATTTCAGTCCTAGGAGTGGTATCTCTAATCGCGGCCATCTCTCAAATACTTTCTAAGTATTTATTGTACCCTACCTATTACACATCCCTCTTTAACTTCAACATCAGGTGGAACTATAATACAAAATCCAATACCAAGATTAAATACCCTCTTCATTTCCTCTTCTGGTACCTCACCAGCAAGCATAATCTTATTAAAGATAGGTGGCATAGACCAAGAGTTCCAATCAATATGTGCAGTCAATCCTTTTGGTAAACACCTTGAAACATTTTCCAGGATACCACCACCAGTGATATGTGCCATACCAAGAATAGGAATCTCTTCCTTTAACTTAACAATCTGTTTTGCATAGATTGTAGTAGGTGTCTTCAACTCCGGAGTCTCTTTATACTTAATCTGATGCCTCCATAGCATATCATTAATCATACTATATCCATTACTATGCAACCCACTACTCTTTAAACCAACAATCTTATCACCTTTCTTTATAAGACTTCCATCTATTATCTCATTCTCTTCTACTATACCTGTACAGAATCCAGCAAGATCAATATCATTAGCAAAACGACCATGTTCAGCAGTCTCTCCACCTAATAATTCTATTTCTGCTATCTCACATCCTTTAACAATACCCTCCAATATCTCATCCAATCTACCATCTATCTTCTTAGTAGAAATATAATCTAAAAAGTATAACGGTTTAGCACCACAACAAATTACATCATTGACACACATCGCAACGAGGTCTATACCAATAGTTGTATAGTCATTAAAAACTCTTGCTACGTTTATCTTAGTACCTACACCATCAGTACCAGAAACTAATACAGGTTTCTCATACCCAGAAGGTATTTTAAACATACCACTGAACCCACCAATAGCAGGAGCAACCTTTTTAATCCTTTCTACAAAGGCATTCCCTGCTTCAATATCTACAGAATACTTCACACATCACCTTCTTTTCTGTTCTCTGAATAATGAACATCAAATGCTCCTTCTGGATAACGAGCACTTAGCTTCTCAACATTCATCTCCATCAACTCATCAAAGGTACAATCAAATACCATACATGCCTGAGCAATGTACCAAAGAATATCTCCCAACTCACGCTTCATATGAAAAATATTTTCTTCGTTGTATGGTTTACCCTGAAATACAATCTTCTTAACTACTTCAGTAAACTCTCCACCCTCAGCACAAATACCAAGAGCAGCAGTAAGCAGACGTTCAACAGAAACATCTGAACTTAACGCAAAGCATCTCTTATTGAATTCCATATACTCTTTGGATTCTTTGCTGGTAACAGCATTAACGAATTCAAGATACTTTACTGGGTCAACTTTAGAATTTGAAGTCATTGAATTTCTTTTCTTTATTAAAGGCTTTATCCGCTAAAGCATCATACTCCTCTTCTTGCCCACTGTCAAGTATATCTGCCTGTGCCTTTTGCTCAACATCATATAACCTCATCTTTGCTCTATCAATACCAACTATAAACCTCTTGTTAATAGTAGGATCATTATACCTATTCTTAAGTTGCTTAACCATTATCTGCCCTAATCCCTCAAGCTCTTCAGTGCTGATGAGGGCAAACATAAGATCAGCAGTAGCAGGCAAACCAAAAGACTCCGAGGTGTCGGTAAGATCAACATCAGAAGAAGCAAACCCGCTGCGAGTCGTCTGTGTCGCACTAACAATCGGAACATTCGCTTCCACGGCAAGCCCACGAAGTTCTTCCGCAATCGCTTTAATATACGAATAAGAGTTAACCGTAGCGTTACCACGGTATCTAGAAGATGCACAAATATTAAGGTAGTCTATGAATATTATATCAGGTCTGAATGATTTTTTCAGGGCCAGTTCATTTAGTAATGATTTGAAATGTCCTGAGTGTGCTGATGCTGTTGGATACTCCTTAACAATCAATGTCCCCTGTGTCTTCTTAGCAAGAGCAGTTACCTTACTCTCAAACATCGGTTTAGGTAGATCAGTAATCTCCTGAATGTTTACATTTAAAAGGTTTGCATCAATACGTTCAGCAATTTTCTCCTCTGCCATCTCCAAAGTAATATAAAGTACGTTAGATCCCCGCAACAGACTGGAGCTAGCCATATGACACATGAACAAAGACTTACCAACACCTGTCCCAGCAAGAGCGATGTTAAGAGTCTTATTAGGAATACCACCTTTCGTAATCTTGTTAAAATATTCAAGATCAAACGGAATCTTATCTTCCTTCCTGTGGTACGATTCGTACCTTGCTTCATAATCTCTGAGGTAGTCATGTCCTATGTTGTTATCAAATGAAACTGCTAATGCATCTGAAAGAATCTTTGGTATACCATCTCTTCCTTCCTTCTCATCTTGTCCATCAGCAAGTGCAATAGATTTCATCAATGCTAAGTAAATAGCACGATCTCTACACCACTTCTCACTAGTATTAACCAACCAATCTTGATCAGCAGGAGCATCATCAAGAACTCCTATCAATTCCTTTATCTGCTTATATGAATCCTCGTTAACATCATTACGTTTCTCTACCTCAATATACAATGCTTCCTTACTAGGAAGTTCATCATACTGAGTAATAAACTCAGACACTTCCTCAAAGACTATCTTCTGAGAAGGTTGCTCAAAGTAATCACCCTTAATAAAAGGTACTACCTTCCTAGCATAATCTTCATTGTGAAGCAAACTTCGCAGAACCAGTAGTTCAACATTATCCATAGTGTAGATAAGTACTCATAATATACTTGGTGTTACTGATAGGAGGTTGTCCTTCATGAGGATATTCCCAAGTAGGTGAGAAGACAGTAACATATCCTTTAGTAGGTCTAAAAGATACCCCGTGTTGAGAAAATATAGTCTGTCCCCCAACAGGAACAGAGTTCAAATAGAATAGCATAGCAAGAGCACGTTTTGCTGTAGCATGACTAGAAACATCAACGTGCTCATCAAAACGATCTATCCCTCCAACACTATATCTCTTAACCCTAAATTCCTCAAGGAACTTAGATGGTGGTAAGAACTTTGCTGCTGGTACATCATTCTTAAAAAGATTAATAAGTTCAACAACATATGCAGATAGAGTTGGAACTATCTTAGCATGGTGTTGGTTTAAATTCAACTGGGTAAAAGTTGGTTTTGATTGATTGTCCACACGTTCATGGTGTTCACTATCCTCCTCAAACAACTCAACTAATGAATCACAAATAATATCAGGTAGTATCTGATAACTACGAACCACCATAACTAAACTCCTGCTTTGCACACTCATCAAGAGCTTGCATCACTTCCGGCGTAAAATACTTTTCAGGATTCTCATAAAGCACTTTCGGGTAGACCTTACCTTCTGGCGTCTCAATTCGGTTTCCAACTCGTTTAAATACTTCGTATTTTTCTCCAAGTGAGAGTAATCCGTAATAGGGGTCCAACCCCCTGTCAAAGGATAGTCGTACTTCGACACGTTTCCCCTCCTTACTCAACCGTGATTTATGAGTCTCCGCTTTGATAATATTTCCAATGACTTCTTTTCCATCCTTATCCTTTTTCTTTCCGAGATAAATGATCGAACTCGCTGCATATTTAAGTCCCGATCCTCCGCCCATCTCCTTAGTTGGTATGTAAGCTCCGACAACATCGTAGGTGTGGTTAGTAACAATCATTGGTATTTTAAGCTTACCAAGCTTTAATGTCAAGATCCTGAAAATACTCTTAACAATTTGAGCACGTGTCATATCACGTGTCTCCTTGCCAGCACTAGCATCTTCAATTTCCTTAGTCGTACTTAACATCCCTAAGGAATCAAGTACAAACAACATAGGAGGACATTTATCTTCTTCTCCTAACTTATCTAGGATCTTTATACTTTGCTCTCTGAATTCTTGAACAGTTGTTACAGGAGCAATGATCATTCGAGAGGAGTCTATACCCCTATCTTCAATCATTTTCTTTGTTATTGCTGATTCAGATTCAAAATATATAACACCGGCTTTAGGATTATTAGCCAGGAAAGACTGCACAATGCTAAGAACAAAGAAAGTTTTACCCGTGCTTGACTCGCCCGCAAGTGCCGTAATCTTGTTCGCAGGGATCCCGCCATGTATCGAACCTGATACCAATGCATTAAAGATGTAACAGCCAGTATCGATAAAGCTATCACAGTCGCCTGCTGCAACACCGTCACTAACCACGCTAGCATACTCATTGTCAATCTCCTTTACTATGTTTTTGAGGAAGTTCATTGTTAAATACCTAATAGTTTCTTTTGGCGTTCGAAATATCCATGGAGGATCCAGGAAGAGCTATTAAGCTTATCATCTCCACCCACAGCCCAAACGAACTCTACACGGGGGTCTGTTCCATACTTATCGTATTCTGGAGTATTGTCTTTTCCCCTGTCACCACCGTTAGCAAAGACTACCGTCTCGGCAATGTCAAGACATTTTGCAACTGCTCCACACGCGCTATCATCGTCATCTTCCCATGAAATAACAGCATCAACCATGTCCAGATGACGGATAATCTCCGCACGTTCCTTCCATGATTGAAAATACTGTCCTTTCTTACGGGTGAGCCACTCCTCCGTATTGATACCTACAACAAGATAGTTAGAGAGATCTTTTGCTCTCTTAAAGTATGATATATGTCCGCTGTGGATTGGGTCAAACCCACCAGTAACCAAACTCACTTTTTTAAAAAACATTAGCAGGGAATACCTCGCTCTTCACGTAGAATTTTTTTATAAGGTCCGTCAGGATTTTGCTCCCGAACTTCTTTCACCTCCTTTAAAAGATGGTATAGTCTAGCGTCCCCACCTAAGGCAAGGGCCTTAACTATTGTTGTTAAATCAGAATCGTTAATAGGTAGATCCATTTAAGAAAAGAATGCCTCTAAGTTTGCAGTTTTTTCTGTACTCCATCCAATGGAGTTAAGAATGATTCGGAGTGGTTCTAAAAATGACTTATCAAACTGTAAGTCACGGTCAATATACTGATCCAATCCTAACTCCTTAGGAAAGTCCTGTATAAATGATATCACATTCTCATGAATAGGGTTAGGTTTTGCTAGATAACAAAATTTAATCTTTTCGCCATTTTGAATAAGTGAATATTTGTGATCCAACTTATTAGCTTTTACGTAGTGATTATAGAGTAATGCTCCACGGCAATGTATCGGTGTCCCTTTCTCATATATCATGCTCACACCTTTATACTTCTCCACGTCAGAAACTGAACGCGGAAAAGAGATTTCTTCAGGTGGCATCGACTTAAACTTCTGACGGCAGTCATCAATAAACTCAATGACTTCATCTTCAGTTCCTGTCATCATAAGGTTGAAAGCATCCTTCAACATCTGACGGCAGGGAGCAGGGGTTGAAGACTTAACGGCTTCAATTCCCATTACCTTTAATTTAGGACTCTCGTAGCGAACCCCTTCGCTATCCCACACGTTTAATATGTATCTTTTTTTAGCAGTCCAGATTCCACGATCAGCAATATTCTCTCGCTTCATGAACATCTTCTGCTCATAAGCATTTACATAAGTCGCAAGTTCGGCATAACATTTTTCAATGTATGGTTCGATCTGATCCTCACACGCTTTATCCAAGAAATTAACAACTTTTGTCTTATCTG